TCAATTTTGCATATATTTTGCAAGTGCAGCGGTGGCCTCTGATTCCTGCTTTGCACTGACGTGAGCATACACACCAAGCGTAATAGTCGGATCTGTGTGCCCTACCAGCTTTTGTACTGACGTAACAGGAACACCAGCAATCAGTAAATTAGATATAAAACTATGCCTGAACCCGTGAATGGTTATTCTGGGTGTAAGTCCATTGTCATCTTGCAGCTTATGCAGTCGCTTAGAAGGTGTGTTTAATGACTGATACCCGTTTTTAGTATTAGTGAAAAGCAACTGATTCGGTTGCATCGTATTAATACCTAGCTGTATTAATGTTTCCTGCTGTATTCTACGCCACCGTTTCAAGTATGCCATCGTTTGACCGTCTACCGGAATGGTTCTCCGCCCAGCACGTGTCTTTGGTGCCTGGACGATCTGATGGCCTTTATCACCTTGCGTTAGTGTTTTGTTCACTTTAATACTGTTTTCTTTAAAGCTTACATCATTCCACGTCAACGCTAATAGTTCACCGCGACGAACGCCTGTAAAGGCTAAAACTCTAAACATAATGAAGATATCGAAGTGGTTCGCTTGGTCGATACAGGCAAAGAAGTGATTCATTTGTTCCTTAGTCCAAAAGTTCTCCGGCTTATCACCAACCAGATCGTCATGGTGCGGTAAAACAACGGCTTTGGCGGGGTTCTTATCCATATACCCTTGTCGAACTGCATAGTCCATAACCGATGAAACATAGTTATACCACCGCTTATAGTTAGCAGACGTGAATTCAAACCACCTTTTAACAGCCTTCTGCACGTCCTTAGTGGTTATCGTGGCAATTCGCTTACCGCCAAATGCCGGTAGGATGTGATTATTGAACATTCCAGCAGTTCGGGCCCATGTGGACTCTCTTACCGTATTAATGTAGTTTCCATACCACTCCTCATATACATCCCGAAAGAACACGGGACTTGGTTTCTCTTCTTCTAAGTCACCGTTGCTGATTGCTAGTTCAAGTCTAGCTGCTGCAACAGTGGCTTCTTTTTTTGTCTTAAACCCTCGCCGCACCTTGTACTTCTTGTGGCCAGTCTGTGGATCATTACCAGCAAAGACCTGAACGCGCCAGAACTCTTTGCCGTCTTTCGTTGCGTACTTTTTAATTGATGCCATTTGCTTTCTCCTATCCGTCACGCTGGGCAGGCGGTGTTAGATTGGAGAGTTTTCCCCGAAATTGGGGAAAAGGTGGCGGCCTAAAATTCGGCCATGAAATTAGTCTAAATCATCTGGTCGAATTGGGCCACCATCGCGGAACTGCAAGTCAACAAGTTTTCCGGTTTTAGATCCCACCCAGAATGGATAAATTATGGACGACGAATTATCACCCGAAATTACGGCAGTGAAGATTGAATTGGGATAATTACCCTTTGAGAACTGTTTCATATACAGATAGGCAGCTTGCTCACATATACTTTTTTTCTGGCTGTTATCCAATCTGTGTAACCAGTCTCTTGTTGATGATAGTTCTTCTTCAGTCAGCAGTGGTCGTTTCTTTGTTTCATCGGTGCGTTGCATAGGGAACCCCATGAAGAATTGGACCATGTCTTTAGACTCATTCATTTGAGTGACAACGATAAGATGTTCATTATTATTGTCAATTTTCAGCATGGGGCCCTCATTGGATGCCATTTTCTTATAGTCTTTTTCATTATAAACATATGCAATAGCCTGATGATTAATGCGTCTCTGCACGGGCATTACAACGACGTATTTATCAGATGACAGTTCAATAAGATCGTTAGGTGTCACGTCTAGAAAGCTACATATTTTTTCTAAAGTGTCGAATTGAATTCCGCTTGATTCCCCGCGTCCAAGAACACTCAATGTGTTCATTGATAATTTAGTTGCCTTTGAAATATCAGTAAGCGTGTAGCCTTTTTCTTTTGCAACTTCCTTAAGTCTAATTGTAATCATAGAGATTCCTCCTTGTATGAACTACTATACCTCGGAAACTCAAATACAGACAAGCAGTAAAAATAATTACTAAATTAAGTAAGTTTCAATTGACTGCATGCAGTATTTAGTGTTACTGTATGAATGTAATCAAGGGGAGGCGAATTCAAATGGCTTCAATGAAAGCAGAACTAGTATTGTCAGAAGACTTTGACAAGCAGCTACAAGATCGTATTCATCAGGAAGTGATCCAAGCGGTTAGTAAGCTTGCACCACGGCATGAAGAATCCAAAAAGTTGAACATCGGTCAGGCAGCAGTTTATGCCGGTGTTGCGCGTAACACGCTACTGTCTTGGACTAAGAAGGGATTGTTGGTACAAGTCGTTGGTGGCGTTAAGCGTATCAATACCGCAGACATAGACGATTACATGAATAACCACGGCAAGTAATCACGCTGGGCAGGCGGCAAATGTAAGCAACTTATGACAGGCGCATAAAGCCAGAGAGGAAACATTATGAATTTGTTTAGTAAAGAAGAGATAGCACTAGATCACGAGCTTGGAAATTTGATTGACGACATTCAGCTTAACGTTCATGGCATTGCAGAAGACAGTACTGTCACGGTTGATGGCAAGTATATTCCCAATAGCGAGTTGGCCGTTACGACTGCAAAAGAGCTGCTGCGTGTATCGGAAATCCTAAAGCTGTATGAAAACGAGGACGATGCCGATGACTAGCCTTATTACGTGGATATTTATTCACCCGACAGTTATCCCCGTCATGCTGATGGTTTTCATGAACGGTGGTGTGCTGGGAGCGTTTCTACAGTTTAGAGAGGACTATGACCATGGCAAAAATGATTAACACCCGTTGGGGATGGACATGGCCGCAGTTTGTAAAGGCTGACGCTGATTGTGATCGGTATTGGGCAGCTAAAAAAGCCGAAAAACGCTCACTAATTGAGGCCACAAAAAAATCGCCAAGAGTGGCAGCTCAAGGCGAGAAGAAGACAAGCGAAAAGATACAGATCAACTTTTAGCTTGCCTCTAAGTGGTTACTTTGTCAAGGAAAATGGAGGCATTAATATGAAAAATGTTTCAACTACTGTTAATAAACCATTAGATTTGTGTGATTCGCTGTACGACTTGCGCAAAGCAAAAGGGGCACTATCTGCACTATGCGATGAACTAGATGAGTTCGGTATCTCAGTTTGCCATTTCGATAAAAATCACTCGCACGACAATGCCAAATTGGTAGCTTTAGAGGCTTTACGAGACTTTGATACGTGGAAATGCCTAGTCTTTTGTGCCCGAGATATTATCACCGACCAGATTACCGCTATTGACTCCCCTGAAACTGACGAGGCAGACAAATGATGAAGAAAGATTACTATACAACCGCACAGGCACTTTTGAGCGATACAAGTGCAATGGTGAATATCTTGCGACATCAGATCAACGATGAACAGCAATCAGCACTGGCCGACACAGTCGCTGACATGATTATTGATGCTCGCCGTCTACTTATGGAGGGAGATGCTGCCGATGGTCGACGTGCTTAAAGTAGCGCTTGGTTATCAGCAGCATGGCTTTTCAGTCTATCCACTTGCGCCCGCGACCAGAACACCGCTTGCTGGTTCGCATGGGTACAAAGATGCCACCAAAGACCCAGAACAAGCCAAGAAATGGTGGGGCGAACATCCTAATTACAATATTGGCTTGGGGCTTGATGGTGTGCTGGTATTCGATATCGATATGGGTCATCAAAGTGCAGTTAATGGCAATGAGTCGTTGGCTAAATTGAGCGCTGATGGTCGTGCTGATCAAATTCCTTCTACCTATATAGAAACCACGCCAAACGGTGGACTTCATATTTTCTTCACCTATCCCAAGGAATTGAAGCTAACCAGTCGATCGGATTTGTTCTCTAAGAATGGCGAGAAAACCGGCCTTGACTATATTGCAACTGGTGTGCCGGTTTTTCCTAGCATTCGCGAGAACGGCATGTATCAACCACTTAAAGGGCACAAGATCACCAAATTAGCCCCAGTGCCTCAGTGGTTACTAGATGAAATTCAACGTGTCAGCCACCCTAACCCAGTGTTTGGTGGTTCAACAGTTTATCGAGGCAAACGATGGACAGGCAAGCTGCTAGATGAAATAGTGAACGGCACTAGTACCGGCAATCGCAATGATTTTCTGACCAAGATTGCTGGCAAAATGTTCTTCACAGGAGCAGAGCCGAAGACAGTATATAACTTGCTGTTTACAACTAATGATAACTATCTAGATACACCACTGGCAGAGGCCGAAGTTAATAAGATTTTTAAGTCAGTATTGAAATCCGAAGAGAGGAGGCGCGCGGTTGGTTAAAGCGATGCCCGAAGATATTAAGCAAGAAGCCAATAAAGTGGTCAACGTTGATTTTACAGGTCAAGAGCAATGGCGAAATGACCTTAAACTTGATGGCAATGGTGGGATTAGAAAAGATTCGGTGGTTAATGTTCAACTGCTACTTGATAATGATCCAGCCTTCGCCAATGTCATCGCTTGGGACGACTTTTCAGAGATGCTTATCAAGACAAAAGGCGTTAAAGGATTGCCGATTCGTAAAGGTTTCTGGACTGATGAAGATGATGCTGTCGTCCGCTCATATATGGAGCATAAGCACAATCTCTTGTTTAGCAAGCAGAATGAACAAGATGCCATGGTTGTTGTTGGCAAGGACCATTCAATTAATCCGGTTAAAGACTGGATCGAAGCTGAAAAATGGGACGGTACCCCTAGAGCAGAACGTTACTTCATCGACTATCTAGGTGCCGAGGACAATGAGTACACCCGTGCTGTTACTCGTAAATGGTTAGCTGGCGCTGTAAAACGTGTCTATCAACCCGGTTGCAAGTTTGAACTCGTTCCAATTCTTGAAGGTAAACAAGGACTTGGTAAGAGCACGGCTGCTCGTAACTTATTCCCGAAAAAGTTCAGCGATTCATTAAAATCAATGGGCAAAACGGACGAAGATTATAAGAAGCTGCAAGGCAACTGGATCATGGAACTCGGTGAACTTTCCGCTATGAAAAAGACCGAGATTGAATCAGCTAAGAGCTTCATCAGCGCCCAGTCTGATTCATACCGAGGGAGTTACAGCCATTATGTTTACCCACATTTACGCAAGTGCGTGTTCATTGGCAGCACTAATCAACAGGACTACTTGAAGGACGCAACTGGTGAGCGGCGTTTCTTCCCTATCAAATGCGGTGTTACAAAGCCCACAAAGACCGTATGGCGCAATGAAGAAAGCGTACCGAAGATTGACCACGATATACATCAGATACTGGCAGAGGTCAAAACATGGGTGGATGCAGGTGAGAGTGTCTTTGCTGATGATAAGCTGATGCAACTGGCTAAACCATATCAACAAGAAGCAGAGACCGTTGACCCTATGAAAGAGGCCATTGAAGACTTTCTCAACATGAAAGTGCCATCGAATTGGGAAAATCTGTCATTGAGCCTAAAGGCCAGCTTCTTTCACACTCATATTGACCATAACGGTGATGTGGCCACTTGGTTACAACAGCACTTGGATGTTGGAGAATTACAACCACTGAAACAAACCACGACCAGAGAAATCATGGAAGTGGTGTTCGACAAATCAGTTGACCGTTACCTGATGGGCCGTACTGGATCGGAAGCAAAACGTATCAAGCTCATCATGGATAACATGGATGGGTGGGATCGTGAACGAGTTCGAATTAATGGTCAGCGTTCAAGAGGATACGTCAGGAAGTAAAGTGTTTGTTTTTCTACTGTCCCACCTGTCCCAGTGCTACAAATGCCGGTATATCAACGTTTTGTTGGGACAAGTCACCTGTCCCAGTGCTGTCCCAACGTGTCCCGCACATGTCCCAATAAGGACTTGGGACAGTAGTGGGACAGCTCGGGACACTTGTGGGACATGTCTGCTGTCCCAGATAAATGCCTACAAATCAACGTTTATAAGCCCGGGACACGTGGGACACTTAAAAAACAAACAAATTTAAAACTGTGGAGGTTAAAACAATGTTATATCCAGAAAGTACATGGGCTAGGTTTGAACAAGAATTTCCTATCCCTGAGAAGTATCGCAAATACTATGAGTACAAGAATTGGCACATTGAACCTAAGTCACCCGATTTTAACCCGTTTAAACAGGATCATCCGTTCGCGTTTATGCTGATGCCTGAGGACAAGCAGAACGCTTTATATCTCTGGACTAAGGGACTGGCCAAGCGAAAGACAATCAACAGCGACTATACCTCATACGGCATCAAGCACCTATTCGCTGACTTACCCAGTGGTTTCTACATCACTAACGGCATGATGAAAGGCGCACTATTGGCAGCCGGATTTGAGATAGCCGACTACGCCGAACTTAACTGGCATGCAAACATTTCAGGGCGAAGCATTAAAGAGCAGATCAAGCTTGCGCCCCACATCTGCTAATAAGGAGGAATATCATGAAGAACTATTCAATTGCCCGCCTGAACAAGGTGGCTGAAATCGGTAAGACAGTTAGTCGCAGGACTGGTGCAGGTATTAACATCTCTACATTTACGCCGACTGGCACGCTGTTCTATGGCTCATATAACCGCACTGTGACACAGACCTACCAGATCACGGGCACAGACCTAGCGGACACCATAGCGATCGTAGTACGCCACACTGACGCGATAGATGACAGCACACAGATAAAACTTAATGGCACCGTGTACGCGATTCAGTCCATTGCCTATGATGATGATCCTAATGCGTTCGATGTTGTGACACTCAAGAAGGCAACTAAAGGAGCTTAGAACGATGAAGCTATTTGAATATACTGCGTATCAAGGAGATAAGCCTGAACCTGAAATGGCAGGCGTGTTGGCGTGATTATGAAGCTTTGTAACCATGCTGGGTGCAACACCATGGTGCCGTTCAATCAACGGTACTGTGATAAGCACAAGCCAGAACCACGAGCGTCCGACAACGAACGCTACGCATATCGCAAAGCAATTGGTGGCCGTTACTTTCAGTTCTACAAGTCCAAGGTGTGGCGCAAGCTATCCTACTCGTATCGTCTAGCACATCCACTGTGTGAACGATGCCAAGCAAACGGGTTATATGTACAAGCTGACGTGGTAGACCATATTGTGCCGATACGTGTGGACTGGAGCCGCAGACTGGACGAGACCAACTTACAAAGTCTGTGTAATGCTTGCCATGGAACCAAAACGAAAGTAGAAGACGCGGCACGCTACCCCCACATAAATACGGGGGCTAGGTCATCTAGTCTTGAGGACCAAGCGAGATAGTTTCGTTGTTGAAAATCCATGATAACCGTAATATATCATGGGTATTTGGTACTATGTGTTATAATTAAGTTAGATAAGTCTAATCGTAATTATAAAGAAAGGATGTGGTCGAGATGGGAGCACCACTGAAATCTATTACGCAAATGCGCGGAGTAATGAGTAAAAAGAAGCTTGCAGACCGGCGTGAAATGGAAGAAACACTATTCACCTATCAAGAATTAGTTGACCAGCCTCCCGCATGGCTTGATGAATATGCAGTGACTGAATGGCAGCGTATTGTACCACTGCTCAAAAAAGACATTCCAGTTAGTGAACTAGATGCTGCCCTGATTGCCAGTCATTGCCAAGCCTATTCTGACATCCAGAAAGCTGCCGAGCTGATTCAAGAACAAGGCATGATGGTTGACACCGCCGATAGTGTGAAAGCTAACCCAGCAGTCAAAATGAAGCTTGATGCCACTAATCAGATGATCCGCATTGATGACTTGCTTGGCTTGTCAGTCTACAGTCGGGCAAAGCTGGCAGTGAAGAATGATACTAAGAAGAAGCCTGACGATCCGTTTGCGGAGCTGATGTCATCATGAACTATGCGACTGAATATACTGACAAGGTGCTAAGCGGTGAGATTGTTGCTTGTAAAAAGATCAAGCAAGCAGCAAGACGTTATCGCAAAGACTTGAGAGCCAGCAAGCGCAAAAAGAATCCATGGCCGTATTACTTCGATGAGGATTTAGCGAACAAAGCCATTGAGTTTATCGAACTGATGCCGGCACGCGATGGATCACCGCTCAAACTAGAACTTTACCAAAAGTGGTTGGTTGCTGAGCTTTTCGGGTGGAGAGACAAGGCAACCGGCAATCGCCGTTATGATCGAGCCTACATGAGCCTTGCTAGAAAGAACGGGAAGTCGTACCTAATGGCCTGCATCGGCGCGCTGTATCTCCTCATGGAAAACAAGCCAGCCATGAACCGAGAGATTGTCTACACAGCCAACAGCAACGCCCAAGCCCACTTAGCCTTTGATATGCTGTCTAGTGGTTTGCGTCAGGTCTCTAAGGTGTCTAAGTCAGTGCGTGATCGTTTGAAGATCAACCGTAATGAAATCATCGACTTGCCGAGCAACAGCCGAGCCGTTCCGCTTGCGTCTGATCTGCATAGCCTAGATGGTTATCAAAGTGACTTGGCTATTATTGATGAGTTTGCCTTAGCTCGTAGCGATGAGATTCTACGAACACTCAAATCCGGCCAGATCAACAGTGATAACAGTTTACTAGCCGTCATCTCGACCACGGGTCCAGACCTGAATGGACCTATGTATAAAGAATATAAATTCGTCTCCAAAATCTTAACCGGTCGCGAACAAGCAGATCGGTATTTTATTGCCATTTTTGAACAGGACAGCAAGGATGAAGCCTTTGCACCAGAGACTTGGGAGAAGTCAAATCCACTACTGGCTAATGCTGAAAGAGCTAAAACGATGCGTCCTAGCTTGCAAGCTGATGCTGATCTAGCAGCCAAGCAAGGAACGCTGCGGCCCTTCCTCGTCAAGAACATGAACATGTGGCAATCAGCCAGAGCAGACAGTTACATCAGTCTGGACGACTGGGAGAAAGCCACTATCGAGCCACCAGACACCAGAGACAAGGACGTGTATATCGGGCTTGACCTTTCCAAGTCTAGCGACCTGACCAGCATCTCGTGGCTAGTTCCAGAAGATGGCTACCTGTATGCTGACAGCCACTCATTCGTGGGGACGAAGTACGGACTGGAAGAAAAGATCAAGCGTGATGGGTTCGATTACATCAGTGGTGCTAGTCGTGGCGAATGTAGCATTACCAAACTTGAGAGCGGCATGATCGACTATGACGAGGTTCTGCGTTTCATTCTCGACCTGATCGAACGGAACCAGTGGAACGTGCGTGCCATCTGTTACGATCCGTGGTCCTTTTCGTACCTGCTGCCGGAGTTTGAAAAGCGTAACTTGCCAATGGTTGAAGTACGCCAAGGAAGGCTCAGCTTGTCAATACCAACGGTTAGGTTCCGTGATGATCTCTTTAACGGCCTCATCAAGCATCCAGACAACCAACTACTGGCCTATGCGGTGAACAACGCTATTCTGAAATACGATTCCAACAACAACCCACTAATCGATAAGGCTCACAACGCTACGAAGATCGATCCCGTAGCCGCACTGATGAATGCTTACACAATAGCAATGAATCAAAGCAAGGAAAGCGAGGTGGCAGACAACGAATATTACTCTAGCGAGGACTTTAGTTTTTAATGTGCAGACCGTGCTATTACTACTGGGAATGATTTGTATGGTTGTCGGTATCTGGTGGCTATTCGGGTTTGGTGTTGGCATGATAGCAGCCGGCATGGCCTTGATCTCTGTCGCAGTCATTATCGACTTCAACAAAGGGAGGTGAAACAATGAGCTTTTTCACGAATGACACAACACAACCACGCGATGACAACCGCGACCCGTTCTTAGATGCGCTTGTCAGCATGACCAGCAACGACAGCGGCCTATATGTGGGGATTGGTGCTTTACGTAATTCGGACGTGTTTACGGCGGTGCGCGTGATTGCCAGTGATCTTGCAACTAATCCGATTGAGTACAGTGACAAGCGTATCAGCGTGCTTCTTAACAAGGCACCCAATGACCACATGACCGCGTGGGCATTCAAGTTTGCCCTAGCTGCTAACATGCTGCTGAATGGTAACAGCTTTGCACGGGTTACCAAAAATCCTAGCGGACAAGTCACTGGCTTCGAGTTAGTCCCCAACAGCCAAATGGTGGTTAAACAAGACGATACAACCGGCATTATCAGCTACGAATACACGCCTGACAGTGGCCGCTCACAGCGTTTAAATGCCAGTGAGGTCTTACACTTCAAGTGCTTCACGCAAGACGGTTACAAAGGACTATCGCCACTGTATAGCCTCCGTGATGAGGTTGGGGTACAAAAGTCTGGACATGCGTTGCTGAAAGGTTTCTTTAACTCCGGTGTCCAAGGGACAGGCATTCTTAAGGTCAACAAGACCCAGCTAGACGCCAAGGCCAAAGAAAACATCCGGAATAAATTTGAAGCTGCCAACAGTGGCGATAATGCCCTCAAGACCATCATTCTCGACAATGATATGGATTACAAGCAACTCGAAGTTAATACTGACGTGCTTAATCTAGTCAATTCTAGCGATTGGACCACGAAGCAGATTGCCAAAGCGTTCGGGTTGCCACTGGATCGGCTGGGTATCGAAAGCGAGCACTCTAATGCCGTACAGTCGAATTTGGTTTATCTGCAAAACACACTGATTCAGTATTTTACCTGCTTCACAAGTGAGATGGATGCCAAACTGTCCACAGGTGACAACCGGTTCAGTTTCAACACTGACAAGCTGTTCAGTGCCGACCCAGCAACGATGCAAGAGCTAGCAATTAAGGGGCTGCAAGGCGGTGTTCTGACCACTAATGAAGCACGAGCTAGGTTAAACCTACCCCCAGTTACCGGTGGAGATGATATTATGGCCAGTCTGAACTACACACCACTAAGCAACCTTGTCACTTATCAAGATAAACAGAAAGGAAGCGCGCCTAATGAACCAAGATGACGTAGAAAAGCGCCTGAATCCTAACGCTGGTCTAACTGCCGCAGCAGACGACAGCCAAGACCAAGACGATCCAGACACACAGCAACAGGAAGACACCACTAGCGGTCCAAAGAAACTAAGTGGTTATGCAGTAGTTTTCAATAGCCCAAGTAAAGACCTCGGTGGCTTTAAAGAAGTCGTTGATCCACACGCATTCGACAATGTGGACTTATCAGACGTCTATATGGTTTCAAACCATGATTTTAGCCAAGTCTTAGCCAGCACCAAGGCCGGAACCTTGACCTTAAACGTGGATGATAAAGGCTTGCAGTTTGAAGCAACCTTACCCGATACGACCACAGCCAATGATGCTTATAACAACGTCCAAGCTGGCAATCTGTCAGCCATGAGTTTTACTTTCAATGCTGCGCCAGACGGTGACACGTTCACTAAGGACGACAGCGGGCAAGTGATCCGTACCATCAAGCAAGTAAAGAGCTTGTTTGACGTCTCACTGGTAGCTGTTCCAGCGTATGACGATACCAACGTCCAAGTGGACAAACGCAGCTACACCGAATGGCTTAAAACTAATACTGAACAAACAGAAAAAGGAGATAAAACCATGACCGAAAAAACAATTATCGACAACAAAGAACATACCGAATCCCGCGCATATGAAGATTACATCCGCAGCATGGGCGAACAACGTGACGGCTTAACGACAACCACTGCCGGTGCGGTCGTACCAAAAGAAGTCATCGAAGACGTCTTTGATTTAAAAAAATCTGATTACGATCTGGCTAAATACGTCACTGTGAAGCAGGTCGGTACCCCAGTCGGCACCTATCCGATTGCCCTCACTAACAATGGTGTCTTAGCCACCAAGGCAGAACTCGCAGACATTTCAGAGATCAATGCAACCCTATTCCGTGGTGTTGACTACAAGGTTGCTACCCGTGCCGGCAAGATTTATCTGTCTAATGAACTGGTCGAAGATAGTGAAGTTGATATTGTTGCCGAGGTTAAGGATCAACTCAAGAAGCTGGTACAAAACACGGACAACAGCAACATTATCAGTGTTCTGACTGGCAAGTCCACCAGTGGTGACAACTTCAAGCATATCACCGGTACCACTCTGGACGACTTGAAGAAAACCTTCAATATTGAGCTAGACCCAGCATTGTCCTTGTCTGTTATCGTCAATCAGGACGCTTTCAACTACCTTGATACCCTGAAAGACAGCCAAGGCCGTTACTTGTTACAACCGTCCATCACGGCACCATCAGGCAAGCAACTGTTCGGGGCACCGGTGATCGTGGTTGCTAACAAAGTATTGCCGACTGATAAGGTTGGCACCTATCGGATCATCGTTGGGGACTTTTCTCAAGCGATTTTATTAGCCCAGAAAAATGAGGTTAATACCCAGTGGCAGCGCTTCGATAGCTATTCTCAGGGACTGGCAGTGGTCATCCGAAACGACTATAAAGTGATCGATCCAGACGCTGCCCGAATTGTTGACATCACACCGGTAAAGGCCTAAGAGCATAATTTAGTGGGGGTGTGCCTTAGGGTACGCCCCTATTTTTATAAGGAGATGAGCACATGACTGTCACTACTAATGACATTAAAAATAGCCTGCGTGTGCAGACTAATACTGATGATAGTTTGATCAGCAACTACCTGAAAGCGGCGCAAGACTATGTTCGCAATGCCGTTGACAGCACAGCAAAAATTGACGCGCTACAAACATACTCACAATTTGATATTGCTGTGGCCATGTTGACCGAATTCTGGTATCAGAATCGTGGAGCAGTTACCACAGCAAGCCAAGAGCCACCTTATTCAGTGGTTAGCATGATCCAGCAGTTAAGAGGACTGTTTGCGGCAAATTTATAGTATCGATAACCGAAATATTATGATATAATTAAGACAGTCCTAGGCGATAAGCGGGTAGATCCGTTTTAACCGACGCACGGCATAGCTAACCGGTGGCGCATTTTATAGACCATGGCATCATTGAGTGAGCGTTTGTAATCAGTATCCACAAGAAATAGACAACTTCACTGGCAGATCGTTCTGCTTTGGAAGTTGACTACGTAACTTTTCGTTTTCAATTGGGCGGGCAGAGATGCCCGTTTTTTTGTGCTTAAAAAGTTCTAAGTGGCTCAAACCCACTTTCAATACGGCGCTGACAGACGCGTTCTGACACAATTTCAACGACTGTTCCTTGAGGTACGGTCGTGGCTGAACTAGACAACGAATATCAGAACCAGTTACTGGCACAAAAATAGCCACCTCATAATGAAGTGGCTATTTTGTGTTAGTCATGTAGCTTTTCTTGTAGTTTATCTCCAGCATTATCAATGCCCTTAGCTGCGAAGACTGTACCTGCAACTAAAACACCGCCAACGATGAGAGTACTAGCAACCATAAACTTAAATGCAGCTTTTAAAGCGTCCATAAAGATGGCCTCCTATCAGTCTTTTGATCTGCCAACAAAGAAGGAGACTACGGCAACAACAATAATTGCGCCGATAATTGAAGGAATCAAAGCCATTCCTGCCAGTTGTGGCCCCCAATGGCCTAAAAGTCCCTCACCAATTGCAGAACCCACTAATCCTGCAATGATGTTAGCAAACCAGCCCATCGATTTGCCCTTGCTAGTGATAGCACCAGCAATTGCACCAATAATAGCACCAACAATTAAAGCCCAAAGAAAATGCAT